CTATCTTATGCGCCACGAGCACACTACTCCTTTCGAGATGTGTGAAGTTAAATTTCATATTAAACTTCCTATTTTTGTTATGCGTCAGCTAGTAAGACACAGAACAGCGAGTTTGAACGAATATTCTGCTCGCTATTCTGTGGTTACTGACGAGTTTTATATTCCCCCTAAAGAACAGTTAAAAGAACAGAGCACTAATAATAAACAAGGACGCGAAGACGAACTTAGCGATGAAGAAAAAGAGTTTACTATCGAAAGTATGATGCGTACTTGGGAATATAACTATCAAACATACGAGCACTATATAAATCATTTTAATTTAGCTCGAGAATCTGCTAGAGCAGTTCTCCCTGTAGGTGGATATACAGAATGTTATTGGAAAGCTAATCTTAAAAACTTCCTACATATGGCTCGTTTGCGTATGGATCCTCATGCTCAGTGGGAAATTCGCGAATATGCTAATGCACTATATAATCTAGTAAAGCCCTTGTTTCCAGCGGCTTGTGAAGCATTCGAGGACTATCAAGTTGACTCTATTAAAGTTAGCGGTTTAGAAGTACCATTATTGCGTCGTTTAATTAGCCGTAACGCATGGTTAGATCTTTTAGAAGATTTTAGAGAAGAGGAAAATTTAGCTAAACATTTTGGATTAAGCCAGCGAGAATTAGAAGATTTTAAAAACAAATGGATCTCCTGAGACCTGATAGAATCTTGATAAATAAAAGAAGCAGATTCTACATTTCAGGAGCGCACTATGCCCTTAAGACTAAGACGAGGTACCAATGCCGAAAGACTCGGTTTTACACCTTCAGAAGGTGAACTTATCTATGTAATAGATAGTAAACGAATTTATGTAGGTGATGGTACTACTACCGGCGGAGTTGATATAGTTGCGGCTGCAGGTGGAGCATTAACCGCAGATTTAGACCTTAATAATAATGACATTTTAGGTACAGGAACCATTTCCATAAATGGAAATATAACTGCTACCAATTTTATAGGTAATGTAACAGGTAACGTAAACGGTAACACAACTGGTACGCATTTTGGTAACGTTATCGGTAATGTTACAGGAAATATATTTGGTAATCTTCAGGGTGATTTTGAAGGAGATTTATACGGCAGCGTTTGGGCTAACGATTCTACTAAGCTAGTTGATGCTCAAAATAATATACTAAGCACCGGTGATATTGTTCTATCAAATAATACTATAACAGTTGTACCTAATCTAACATCAGGTAACGGTAATCCTTATGGCAGAATTAGAATAGGTGGAGACGGCAATACAGCACAAATTCCTTATGTAACACTTCAAAGATTATGGAACGATGTTACTGTTTCTTTAGAAGAAAACTATGTTATTGTAAATGGTCTAGCTACACTCAAATATGACAATTATGCTTTGAGAGGTACATTTGCATCACCTGCATCTGTACAACCTGGAGATGGATTTTATAGTTTAAACGCTTATGGGCATGATGGATTAAATTATAATCTTTCAGCATCAATCTTTTTACAAGTTGACAATCTAGGAACAGTTGCTCCCGGAATAGTTCCAGGTAAAATTACAATGGCAACTTTTGGGTCTACAGGTATCCACTTCCTTGTATTTGAATCAAACGGAAGATTAGGTGTGAATAAAGCAAATCCGGATGTAGAACTAGACGTTTTAGGAAATGCTGAAATAACTGGAACCTTAAAGGCAGGTGGAGTTCAAGGATCATTCTTTGCCGACGACTCTTCCTTAATAATTGATGGTATTACAGGAACAGTTACATCTGATACTATAATAGGCGGAGGTGTTGTCTTATCTAGTGGATCGATTACAACTGCTGATAGTTCTGATTTATTTGTTAACCAATTAACTAGATTTACGAGTGATGTAATAATTGAAGGTAGTATTGATGTTAAAGAACTATCATCAAGCTCAACTGGATCTCCAGAGTTAATTGCTGCTCTAGATTTAAAATTAGGTGCAGGAAATGCTGTAATAATAACTAATGCACCATTTAGACTAGCAAGATTTACTACTAGTGAGAGAGATGCACTTTTTGCACAAAATGGTGATATGATATACAATACTACAACTGATAAATTCCAAGGTTACGAAAACGGTGCTTGGGTTGATTTAATATAAGAGACGGGAGCCAATCATAATGCAAACTAAAGAATACGTTGTTGGTCTAAAAAGAGGTGTTGATTTTAACACATTCTGGGCTGAAATGGAAAATCCAACTAATGGATTAACATATGTTCCTGATCGCGAAGTAGAAATAGTAAACGAACGCCTTGGTAGTATTCGTCAATGCCATTATGCTTTAACAGATGCAGAAGCAGATAAACTAAGACAAGACCCTCGTATATATTGTGTTGAGATTCCTCCCGGACAAAGAAAAGATATTCAAATTAAAAAGAATCTTATACAAGAAGGAAATTTTGATAAGGTTGGAAGTCCTTCTGGAAACTTTCAAAATTGGGGATTAAGTAGATGTAATTCTCAGACTAATAACTTTGGTTTAGGTAATACTTCTCCATCAAATTATGAATTTGTTTTAGAAGGAACAAATGTAGATATTGTAGTTATGGATAGTGGGTTGATGGCTGAACATCCAGAATTTACAAGTTATAAAAATAATGAATCAAGAGTAAAAATCATTGATTGGTATGTAGAAGCAGGTATGGCAACTATAGAGCCTGTAAATTTAAAAACAGCACCATATGTTTCTGTTTCATCAAACAGTTATATTAATTTTGAAAAAATAATTAATGCTTTCTGGAATTATTCATTTCAAACTCTAGGAGGTTCTCTTGTTCTAGGAGCTATCGTTTATAGTGAAGGTATTATACAGGATCCTGCTCAAAATAACATTTATGGTGGTGCAGAAGACAGCGGAAAAAGTTATAGAGTAAGATATGAAGGATGGGTTGATAGAAATACTTTTATTGAAAATCCAACTGCACCTGTTGATCTAATTTGGGAATGTAGATTTGTTGATGACAATTTAATTGAAATCTTAGCGGTACGTCATGATAAACCATTAGAAGCAGAATGGAGAATAAATTTATCTGAAAATTCAGAACCAATTAATTCAACAAGATCGATTGAATTAAGTATGTTTGAAGATGAAAGATTAATAAATGGTTCTGTACAAAGAAGCTGTGTTTTAGCATCTAGTGATGCTGGACTGACTTGGAATGTTTACGGAGATGATAATACAGATTATCATCTAGAACAAGCAGGAAGTACATGGAACATCGTAGAAGGTGTTGCAACAGAAAGAGGCGTAGGTAGTTTAGTTGAAATACCTAGTAATAATACAGGAACAAATGCATCAGATGAATCTGTACATGAATTTAATACTCCGTTTGATTTCTTCTGTGGTTTAGCTCCAGGTAATAAAAGAACAATTGGCGACGATACAGACGGACATGGAACTCATGTAGCAGGTATTGCAGCAGGTAAAACTTTTGGTTGGGCTAAAAATGCTAACATATATGCATTGAAAATTGAAGGTTTAGAGGGTCCAACTGATCCAGGTACTGGACTTCCGGTTGGTGATGCGTTTGACCTAGTTAAAAATTGGCATAATTTAAAGGCTGTAAATCCAATTACTGGAATTAAAAATCCAACAGTAGTAAACATGAGCTTTACCTTCAACTCTGTATATATAGCCATTACCGGTGGTAATTACAGAGGAACTCCTTGGGTAGGAACAGCACCAAATCCGGAATATGGTATGACTCCATTTGATGGATTTACCTGTCCTGTTAGAATAAACACCGTAGATATAGATATTCAAGAAATGATTGATGAAGGTATACATGTTGTTGTTGCTGCTGGAAATAATAGTCACAAAATTGATATTCCATCTGGACTAGATTATAATAATTATTTTATTCAAACTACAGATAGTGGTCCGGTTAATATTTATTATAATAGAGGATCTAGTCCTTACGACGACGAAGCATTTATTGTCGGTGCAACTAGCACTGTTCCTTATAGTGAAACACTAGATAAAAGAGATAATTATTCTAATCATGGTCCAGGAGTTGATATTTATGCTCCAGGAACCCTTATTTTAAGTTCAATGTCATGGATCAATGCATACAATATAGAAGTAGATACTTATTTTCCAACCCCAACAAGTGATATTTTTAAACAAGGATTATTAAGCGGTACTTCTATGGCTGCTCCTCAAGTAACAGGGATAATTGCTTTATTACTTGAACAATATCCCGAGGCAACCCCAGATCAAATTAAAGACTACATTTTAAATAATGCAACTGATAAAATATATGAAGGTAGTCCAACTGATCCTTACACTGATGTTTCTTCTTTACAAGGCGGAGAGGCAAAACATTTATATAATAAATTTGCTGTTAGTAAATCATTTCGACTTAAATTTGGAGGATAATAATCATATATAATATATGAAAATTATTACTTGGTCTAACGAACTTAACCTCGACGAGTTTTATGCAGAAGCAGCTCGTCGAGGTTTTGATAATAACTCCTCTCAAAAGAAAATGATCGACTGCCTAAAAAATGAATTAGAATGGCAAGTTTGGATTTTATATAAAAACGATAGAGCAGTAGGATCTGTAGCTTCCCATACATTTGATATAATGGGACCTAATAGTTATAGAATATGTGTAAGGAATTGTGCCTTTCCAGAAGCTTTGCCAAAAAAAACTTTTAATAAAAAATATTTTACAGAATATCAAAATATTTCTGCCCAAGTCTTTATTCCTACATGTATTAAATGGGTCGGAATAGACAAAAATTTATATATTACTACAAATGAATTAGAAGTAGGTAGTCAAAGATTAGTCCATAGAATATATATGCCATCTTTAGAAAAACAAGGTGTAGCAAAAAGAATAAAAGAAGTGTTTTATAGAAATACTTATCAAACTGTTTGGCAATTGTATCCTGTTAATTTTTTAGAAGAAATTAACAAATATCCTAGATGGCAAGTTTTTTAGTAGTCTTTAAAAACTCTTCCGATATTTTCGGAACTAATTCTGTCTTACCACATGTCCTTGCACAGATAAACATTTTTTCTTCTCCCCAATAATCTTTATGCCAATTAATGTTTTGCCAAACATTCCCATTTATAATATCTCTTATTGATTTCTTAGATGCATCATTAGTATCACCAATATTGTTTATATATTGAGAATATTGATCGCATAAAACTTTAGGACTAGGATGATTATGATCTGGGGGTTTTCTCATCGTAGGTAAAGCTAAGAAACAACACGGATAGACTTTCTTAAAAGCATCTATATAAATTTCTTTTTGATCTAAAACCATACATTCTACTTTAGTTTGGTTTATATATTTTTCATGTTCTTCAATTACTATCTTATCATTTTTATGTAAATTATTTCCAGTTGGAGGTTCTAAATAATGTGTAACATTTCCTTTTTTATCAAATACTTCAAATTTTTCTACGCCGCCTGTAAATCTAGTTGTATTCTTTACGATAAAATTTTCAAAACCTAATTCTTTTGCTCTTTTTTGAGCTTCTTCTACTTGATGTTCGTTGTGTTTAAATCTAATAAATGTCCATGTTGCTTTACCGCCTGCTCTAATAAAAGCTGTTGCGTTTTTAATAACATTGTCGTAAGTAGTTCCTATTCTGTATAAATGTTGAGTATCCTCTAATCCATCTAGCGCAAAATGAACACTATGTTTTATAGGAAGAGAATTGGCTAAATTTTCCCACCATTCAATTTTTCGAGCACCACCGTTAGTATGTATTCTTATACCTATATTAGGATTGATATTTTTTGCATAGGAAACCATATCAATCAAATTATCATTTAGTATAGGATCTCCAAAATTTCCACAAAAATAAAATCCAGCTAATTGATATAAAAGTTCTTCATTAAAAATAAATTTAAAATCATCTAAGGACCAATCTGCTAAAACAAGATTAGGATTTTCAATTCCTCCATGAAAATTTCGAGGACACATAGGACACGAAGCCTGACAATTACTTGTAATTTCTAAGTGAATTCTTTTTAAATCTTCAAATTTAAACATGGAATATTTAGTGTTTAAACCAATCTATCCAACCTTTAAATCCTTTTCTTCCAGAAATATTTGTAATTAATTCTGATTTATTTCCATTAAAATCTAAAACAAAGTTAACAACGTCATCAGGTCTTAGTGGTTTATCATCTGGAATTGGTAATCCTGCTCTATGTAAAACATGTGCAACATAATGAGAACAAATTTCACTATCATATATGTGAGGATTCATATTAAATCCAACCCGTAATGCATCTAAAAAATGATACATCCTACCTAACTTTCTTACAGCAACGCCCTCTATTTCGTCAGTCCATTTAATCCCTGTAGGAATTATTATAACCGGGAGATCTTCTTGCAGTAATCTTACTCTTACTCCGCTATTCCATATTGCTTCAAGAACATAATATCTTCCGTGAAATCTCCACAATAATCCAACATGGCTGTATTCACTTTTAGTAAACTTACAAATTATATGCCCTATTAAACTATTAGGTCGCCAAGCTAATAAAGAGCCACTAGGGTATTTTGAAATCATTAGTTCTTTTTCCTATAATCATATACCTATTATATAAAGGTAAACAGTTGACTCCTGCCCAAAGAACTTCAATGTGACTCTGTTCAATAAATTCTTCAAGAGAATTTGCGATTCTTACATGTTCCGGAATAACATAATTGTTACTTTGTAAAACTAATATAGCATCATTAGGCATATTACTCAACCATGTTTCATAATCTGTCTGTGATATGTGCTCGCATGACGTATTAATAATTACATCTGCATTAGTATTTACGTCTATCATATTAGAAGTTATAGCAGTAAATCTTCCTTCCATTTCTTCAATTTTATTCATAGTTGTAGCAGGTATTTCACAATCTGGATCTATATCAACAGAAACTAGTTTACTTATTATAATATCTGATTGAAATAAAAGACTTGCTAATATCCCCATCCAGCCACCGTGTATATCGATTTTAACTGCTTTTTTTATGAAAGGCTTAAGGTTTTCTATAAGCCATATTTTTGATCTAATTTGACCTTTCCAAAAACATTCTAGAATTCGATCTTTGTTTTCATTATTTCGTATGGCATCCATCCAATATAGAATATGTTCACTGTCTAAATTCATTTTGTAACCACTCCCAATCATTAATTTTCTTTAACATGTCTGTATCTTCTGCATATTTTATTCCAAATTCTTTTCCAGCTATGGCTCCTTTTATAGAATACTCACCATATTGTCTATCCTCACCAACGGAGCACCAAATATCTAGTCTTCCTTGTGTTTGACTGTCTACTTGACCTTCAATAATTCTGCTCGATAATTTTACACATTCTCTAAATGCTGATTTCCAAGTACTAAACGGATCTGTATTAAATGCTGTAATATTACTAACCTTTTGAACAGAATTGAATCTCTTACTTATAGATGTAGTCATATCTACCGAGTCAATATCCATGGATAAAACTAATTGCTTAGGTAAAAATTTTACTCCTCCGTACCCATAAACAAGATCATTTATAGGATTTTTACTTTGATGTACATATACTGTATTTCTTGACCATTGATTAACTTCTAATTCAAAATTAAAATCTGGGTCGATTATAGCATCTCCATCTACTACCCAAAACATTCTAGTATCTGAAAGTTTAGCTGCTTCTATATGAGCTCGATGAATACCTTTAACTCCATGTACTCGTTTAGCGTAAGGAAATCTATCTTTCAATTTTTTATAATTATTATCAGCATTTGGTTCATTATAACTTATAAAAATTATATCAAAGAAAGGATAATTTCCAACAACTTGGTTTATTTCTTTAGTATTAACAAAAAAATTATATTCTACTTCTTTTTTAGTTATTTTATAATTTTTAGGAAATAGATATAACCCACCAAAATATCCGTTTTTCTGTTTAAAAACATGAACATATTTTTGGTCCCATTCAGGAACTTCATATTCAAAATCAAAATCTTCATTAAGTTGAAATTCATCATCAATCAACCAAAAGAAATTAGTTAGAGATTTTTTTTGAGCTGAAAAAAATGATTCATTTATTGTAGTCTCATACTTTGCAAGTTTTAAAAGAGGAAATTTTTTTTGTAAGGTTAAAAAATTTTTATCCTTTTCTGTGGAAATATAGAAAACGTCATACATAGATTAAAAATACTTTTCTAAAAATTGAATTTCTGTTGGTATTATTTCTAATATATTTTCATTTCTAATTTTATCATGTTGAATAAACATTTTGTATTCTCTACGGATTTCTTCATCACTAGGTTGTTCACTATACATGAAATTTTGAATTCCGTCAATATCAGCTTTATACTGTTTCCAATCGTAAGATTCCCACTTATCTCTTATAATATCTTTTGCTTTTTTAGGTAACATAACTATGCTCATGTGTCGCGGACGATGTATAATATTATTCCATATTCTAAACTTAGGAGTATTACCTTCTACCCATGTATGAAATTCTGGTAGTTCCCAAGCATTGATCCATCCTATAGTATGACTAAATGTCATAGACAAGTTATTAGTTGTTTCATAAAATTTATGATACCTAATAATATTTTCTGAAACATTGTCCCAATTCCCCGGATGTCTAAGATAATTGTAAGTCTTGCCTAATCCATCAATACTTAACCCTACACCTATCCATTTAAAATTCTTACAAAGATACTCTATAATTTCTTCAGAATATATTGTGCCATTAGAACTCATATCCATAAGGATATTTTTACTTAAACCTTGATTAATTAGTTCTTTCCATAAATCTTGCCATTGCTTGATATAAAAAGGTTCACCACCGACAATTTCTAGTCTTTTTACAAATTGCATCCATTCATGTCTATTAGACCAAAGAACAGATTCTTTATCTCCGCTCTGTCCGTGAGGCATTGGATAGTTTGTATTACCTGTAAGCTGTTTCCATTCTGCCTGCCAAAGATTACTATGGCTAGGTGTACAACTACGACATTTTAGATTACAAGCGTTGCTAAGAATCATTTGATATTCTACAGGCAAATCTGGGTCTATATCATAGTTAACATTTTTACCAATTTCCCCATCAAGATAAGTTTGTCTTTTACTACGATATTGATTCTGTTCATCCTTTATACAAACTTCGCAACCTCTTGGTTTTTTACCATCACGAAATTCTTGCCTTAAGTCTTGCATAAACTTACTGGTAAAAATTTCTTTAACTGTATTCGTTTGTACATAGTATGGTTCACCGTTTTCCTGTGTTATATAATTTCTATATAAACAACATGGACGAACTTTACCATCAGGATCATTAGAAAACCCTGTCCACGGTAAACTACACATCCAAGGAGATTGAGTCATACCATTCCTTTATTTCCGGACCAAAAGTTTCACTAAAGTTTTTGCCCCTTCTCTTATCATATTGTTGATAGAATCTCTTAAAATCCTTTTCAGCAGTTTCTCTATCAAATCCTTCACCGTGTGGTATTTTTACCTTTTCCAAATAATCGATCAATCTATCTAAATGATTTACCTCAAACTCATCTAAAAATTTACTATCTTTATTTGTATCATACCAATCTTGTAATCTATCTTTATAAAATGCTCTTAAATGATCCGGGAGCACACACGGACCTTGAAAACTTGGAAAACGCATAATATTTAAAGAAAAACTTAGTTGTTGTCTTCCATAGATAGTTTTCCAAGAAAGCATAAGATCTAAAAAGTCTGTAAGACTATCTAAGCATAATGCATTAATAGTACACATTACATTAAGTCTCTCTAATTTCTTAGATTCTAATAGATAAAGCATATTAAAAGTCCACTGTTCCCAATTGAGTCCGTCTCTAATATACTCTGCTTGATTATTAAATGCCTCATTACTTGTATAAAGAGTAAACTTAATACCATCTAAAGAATTTAACAATCTATCTATCATGTCTTTTTCAAAACCTAAATTAGAATTAATAGCAAACTCAGTATTACTTTCTCCCTTGTGATTCATAAACCAATCAAGTAACTTCCAAGTATGCCCACTCATTAAAGGCTCTCCGCCTGTAATTCGCAGTTCTCTTAATGTCTTATGTAGATCAGCTTCCCACCATTTAAAGAATGCCTCAACATAAGGATTAGTTTCTTTAAAATCATATAATTGATCATGAGGATGATCATGTGTAAAGTGCCCACGACCGTCTGTAGTTAATCCTTCGTAAGGTCCGTTAGTTCTAATATCTTTAACCCACGTAGTAGAAAATGCAGGATTGCAGTAGCTACAAGCAAATTGACATGTTCTATCAAATGCTATTTCTAGAGTTCTAAGATTAACATCTTCTGTATAAGAAGTATTCTTTGCTGTATGAAGTTCTTCGTCTGAGTAGCACATACTTTTGTAAGCACGATCACTAACTTTATCAGAATACATATCTTCAATCTTCCAACAATACTCGCAGCCTTTTGGACGTTGACCAATTTGCATTTTTGCTCGATCATCTTTCTTTTGAGGAGTATTGTGCAGCATCTTATAATTCTTTTTAACTGCATCTGCGGAAACAAAATGTGCAGGAGGATGATGACAAGAAGTTGTTCTTCCAGAACCTAACCAGATAGTAGCATTATACCATTTTGCTCCACAAAAAGATGGAGACAACGGATCTAAAACTCTTTTCTTGTAATCTAAATCAGATTCACCATTCTTTTTAAACTGATCGACCATTTATTTTTCCACTTCTATTGAATTATACCATTCTACTAATTTATTGCTAAAAGTTTTATTAAAGTCTTTACCTCTTCTTTTATCATATTGTTGATAAAAGTTCTTAAAATCTTTCTCAGCATCAGAACGTACCCATGTAAATACATCTGACCTATCTGGTATATTAACATTACTTAGATAATTAATCAATCTATTAATATGTTGTATTTCAACATCATCAAACCATTCGTCTGTTACTTTACTATCTCTCCATTTTTTTAGATTTGTTTTATAAATCTTTTTTAGTTTTTCCGGTAATACATCAACGCTTTGGAAACTAGGTACTCTTAAAATATTTAAAGATATTTTTATAGAATTCTTTCCGTAAGTTCTTTTAAGTTGTAATATATCATCTAAAAATCTAGTTAAACTATCAAGACATAGTGCGTTAATTGTAGATGATATTTGTATTAATCTAAGTTTTTTTGATTCTAATAGATACTCTACATTATCTAACCATTGGAAATAATCCATTCCGTCACGAATATATTCTGCCCGAAGACTATATGCCTCGTTACTTGTATATATTATAAAAGATTCATTGTCTACATACGAGAGAAATTTATCTATTATATCTCTATCAAACCCTAAGTTAGTATTAATACCTATAGTTAAGTTACAGCTATTTTCTTTTAAACGATCAAGAAATTTCCAGGTATTTTTACTCATAAAAGGTTCACCGCCTGTAATTCTTAAATCTTTAACAGTTTTATGCAGATCTGCCTTCCACCATTTAAAGAATGCCTCTATATATGGATTAGTTTCTTTGGAATCATAATCCCACTCATGGTCTGATGTATAAAGCCCGGATCCGGAAGTTGTTAAATTAAGATAAGGTCCATTTTTCTTAAGATCTTTAACCCATGTAGTGGAATGATTTTTTGAACAATAACTACAAGCAAATTGACATGTCTTATCAAACGACAATTCTATAGTAGTTAGATTAAAGTTTTTCTTATACGATGACTTTTTAGCATTAATAAGATCATTTTTAGAAGAAACATTACTTTTTACAACTCTATCGCTTATTAAACTATCGTCTTTTGAATCTTCAATCTTCCAGCAATACTCGCAACCCTTCGGTCTTTTACCATTTTGCATTAACAATCTGTCTTTTTTCTTTTCTTTAGTATTATGCAATAGTTTATAATTTTTTTTAACTTCTTCAGGTGAGGACTTGCTGGACTGAGTATGATGACAAGATGCAGTTTGACCAGAAGATAACCATAAAGTTGCATCATAAAATTTAGCTCCACAAATTGTAGGACTAATTTTATCTAAAACACGGTTCTTATATTCTTGAAATGTTTCGTTTGATTTTTTATACTGATCATCACTCATTTTAAATTCTCACACTTTTTCCAAAAATTTTCTAGTTCCGGAAATATTTCAACAAAATTAGTTTTCCTGCGTTTATCTGTCTCTTTAAAATAGAGATAAAAATTTTTCATAGCTAATTCTCTATTATAAAAGTGATCAGACAAAATCCAGTCCTTTAATCTTTGAACTTTACTAATTTCAAAATCTTTAAATCCTTTGTAATGTGTTTCTTTTGTTTCCATATTTTCGCGCATAAACTCTATCGATTTATCTAATTCAGAAACAAGATCTGGCATTAATTTTGGATTTAAAAATTCTGGATCAGTTAATTGCGGTATATCAAACCATATTAACTGTCTATCAGTATTATACTCTTTCCTTAATTCTAAAATGTTCTTAATGTACTCATTCCACCTAGTATAACTTAATGTGTTAAATGTTACAATAAATGTTAAACTATGCTTCTTTCCATTTTTCAAATAATCTGTTATATTCTTATATAATAAATTAAAATCCATACCATTACGAATATATTCAGCTTGTTTGCCCCAACTATCTAAACTGCAAAATAACATAAAATGTTCTATAGCATTTTTATCAGTAATTTCTTTTAATGAAATCATAAATTTGTCCCACTGATTACCTGGGGGGCAACAATTACTTGTTATGCTAAGATGTAGTTTTTCACTAGGATTCTCTTTAACATAATCAAACATCTTAAAGGTGTTTTTGTCCATTAATGGTTCACCACCAGTCATACGAAATGTTTGCAATGTAGGATACATTGTTGGAAGCCATTTCCAGAAAGCAATAAGGTAAGGATTGTCTGGTCCGTTATTAGGAACCATATTCTTTTGCTTTAGCCAAGACAAATCATTATGCCATCTATCTTCTAATATAAAAGGGCCATTGTCTTCGATATCTTTATACCATGCTGTTGATAAGTGAGGCGAACAATAAGAACAACGAAAATTACATGCTTGGTTAAAGTTTACTTCAACATATCTAGGTTTAACATTACCTTCAAAACCAAGTAACTTTGCTTCTTCAATTATGCCTTCACTGTAAACATCTTTACTACGATAAGCTCTATCACTTAACTGAGCACCACTGTCCTCGATTTGCCAACAGAAACTACACTCAGGCGGACGCTTACCTTCAAGCATCATCTTACGTTGCTGCTTCTTATACTCTGTATTGTGAAGTGCAGAAGGGTCTGCTTCTACTTCATGTAAAGGTATCTGATGCGTTGGAGGGTGATAACAACTATGAGTTCTACCTGTAGGTATATGAATACTAACATTAAACCATTTAGCTAAACAAAAACTAGGGCTAACTTGATTTAATTCTTTAAAAATAGTTTCAGAATCATTTAGATAAACAGATTCATACTTACCATTTACTTGTCTATTCTTATCCCCTTTGTTTCCAAATTCGGTCAATTACTTTCTCCCAATAACTCTTGGAGAATTTAAATATACTTTCTTAAAAAATTTTGATTGGTTAGCATCAAGTTCTGCTACTTCGATATCTAATTCGTATCTAAGACTATTTCCTAAATTAGAAATTTGTTCATCTATATTATCTTCATTTATTTTAGGTTCGATTTCTTCTTTGAAA